ATGCAGAACGAAAAGAATGAAAGTAAGGCTATAAGCCTTAAAGTAACCGAAGGTTTGAAGGTTACAGTCCTACCAGATTCAAACCACGAATTTTTAATGAACACGCAGGAAGTTGCTAACGGGTATGGATTAAGTCCAAACACCCTTCGTTCCCATGTTTCACAAAACAAAGCGGAATTAATTGAAGGAAAGCACTTTTTTAAGGCCGTTCAGATTCTGAACACCCTTCCTGTAGGGGCGCAACCACATCAAATACTGTGGACTAAAAGAGGTATTGTCCGCCTCGGTTTTTTTATTAAGACAGAGCGGGCAAAATTATTCAGGGATTGGGTTGAAGAACTTGTTCTTAATGTTACGGGCCATAAAGTACCCGCTTTACCTGAAGCAAAAAAACGCCGTTGCAACCGGCTTAGCCAGGAGCGGCTTGTTAATATTTTAGCCGATGTTTGCCGGATAGAAGACAACCAGCTCCGGATGAGTATTACTAATAAACTTATGGGTGGTTTTGAATATGGAGGCAAGTTATGAAACGGTATTTTGCAAAGAGAAGCGAAATGACGGCCTATGCCGCCACTTCGGGGCTGGAGACGGTAAGATGTAAGCAAAACTGTAATCATGTGCCTGCGGCCAGACCGGCTATCCTGCTGGTGAATTCTAACGGCGTAATTGTGGAGCGACTTGTAAGATGTAAGGTTTGTGCACAGGAAGGGGGTTGTGATGGTAAAAAGTGAAATGAAACCCGATTACGACGAACTGCAACTCCTGATGAATCTGATGAAGACACAGGAACAATTATGTAACACACTTTACGGCCTGGCTATGGCCATGAATGAGCGGTATAAAGCCGAAAGCAATCTGTTAAAAATAAACCATCCAACTTTGCGGGTTTGTAAAGGATAATTTTTTAAGAAAAAGTCCTGCGATATGTGGGACTTTTTCTTATTTTTGTATGGTAAAATTTAAAAGTATGAAAACCAAACACTTTGTATTAATATTCATTGGAGTAATTATCTTAGGTGGTGTTATCAGTAGGCAAATTTATAATCCTGACAAGAATAAAAAAGAAACCAGAGAAATGGTTTCTAAATATGATATTTATAAGTTTGCAAAAAAATCAATAACTGCAACATTGAAAGCCCCATCAACCGCAAAGTTTCCTGATTATAATGATGAGGGTGTTAATATTGTAATAGCAGATTCTACGAATATTGTGGTAAGTGGATATGTGGACGCTCAAAATTCGTTTGGTGCAATGTTAAGAAGTCGTTATATTGTTGCATTGTCTATAAAGGGAGGTATGCTACATGTTGAGAGTATTGATTTTGATGATGGTAATTAATTTTAATAGCTGGAAAGCCCCATAACGGGGCTTTTTTTATTTTCCAAATATTTCAATCTCCAAATCCGATTCCCCTTCCGGATTAGCTTCCTTAAGTTTTCCACCACCAAGTTTAATATTTTCCACAACAGCCGGTATTAATTTATGTTTGTGTATGCTGTCGGTGTAGGAATCAATCTTACAGGTGTATTCCAGCACGTGGTATCGCATGATCCGGTTGGCCCCCTGCCGCTCTCCTTTATAGGTAAGCGGGCTGCTAACGTCCGACCTTAACCCGTTTACCAGATATTTTACCGCCTTAAGCATTTTCAGGTATTCCAGCCCTTCCTCCAGCCTTTCGCTGAAGTTTTCTGTAGGCGGTCCGGGTTCCTGTAATACGGATAGTTCAAGTGTGAGTACATCCGGATCGTCTCCATCCGTTTTTATACTCCAGGCAATAAAAATAGCGGGAAGAAAAATTTCCCATCCCTCCGGATCGTCGGGCTGCCCCAGGTTAATATCTATCTGTCGCGGAACCGGCAGACCCTGTTCGGTGAAAACTTCCGGATGATCCTTAAATGTTTTTAGTATTTTTTGATAAACGATTTCCATCTTAATGATTTTTAATTGCAAATATTAATTCTGCCTGCATCATCCGTTCTTCGCGCCGTATCAGCACAGCGGAAGGGCCTATATATGGCCTTGCAGGTATGTTTTGTTGTATGATTCTTGTATGAGCGCTTACCTTTACATCGCCGCTACGTTCCCTTACCGTTTTGGTATGTTCCCTCCGGCTGCCGATACTATAAACGCCGGTGCCTTTTTTTACGTTGTTAAACCTGCCACGGGTGTATGCCCGTACATGCTGTGTTACTTCGCCCTTAAAACCTTCATTGTGTACCCTGGCATAAGGAACATCTGTACCGATTATAACATAAGATTCAGAAACGTATATCACCCTGATCGACTGTCGCAGCCTTCCGGTACCCACCAGCAATCCCCTTCCTTTCCGTTCGCGCCTTCCCCAACTCTGATTTTTGCTACGCTCCTTCCAGGGATGCCGAGTGTTGTCGACCCAGTTATGCATCAGAAACCGCTCCTTACTGAAGTTAACGGCAACCACAGCCGCTTTCTGTGGAATGCGATCCACAGCAGTGGCTATGCGGTTCATCATGTTTATAAACTCGACGGTTTCGTTCATCGGTCTACTGATATGCTGTTTCTACGTTGGCAATAACCCTCATAAACATGTCGCGCAGATAGGCTTCGATCTGCCGTTCGTCCATTTTTTGTAACGTTGTATTCTGGGTGTTAATTCCACCCTTCACAAAACTGTCGATATTGATATTAATGGTTTTTATCTGCTTTGCACTCCCGGTTATCTTATTGGTAAGATCGTCCCCGGTAGGCGTAGCGGGGTTTTTATTTTTATCATTAGTATTAGCTTGGGTTGCAGCCCAAGGATTTCCGCGCGCTTCTAAAATTCGTTGTCTTATATCTTTAAATGCTTCTAAATTACCCCACGCCCATTCTTTAACCTCAGTACCCGATTCGGGATGTTTATAGATAGCCATCATTTTGCGATACTTATCATCTAACTCACCCCACGTTTTATCCCATTCCGATTTTGACATTTTATCAGCACGATCAATCCTGGAATCCCAGTATCCCACTTCCTTACCCTTTACCCATTCTGATCTTGACAGTTCTTTATCTTTCCAATGATTAATATTCATCCAGTGGTATGTGGTTTTATCTATATTTCCGGTTAATCTCCCGTATATCAAAACTAAATTTTGGAGATGTTCTGTTAATGGAAGGATAAGATTCTTTTTAATAACCATCCATGTTGGCATCGCTGTTTCTCCAAGCCTTACCATAGATGTCCTAAGCCTGTTATTTATCATTTCGTTAACATAGCCAAGGTTGTTTTCGGCATTTTCCTTGATTTTTGAAAAATCCACTTCTACGTTATCAAACTGTTTGAGGGTTGCCAGTGTTTGGCCGCTTCTGTCGGAAGCTATTGCTAACAATGCGTTCAGCCCTTCACTTCCCTGGAATTGCCCCCGGATTTTGGAAAGGTCGTAGTCTGTTTTAGCCGTCAGTAGCTTATGGTTTAATTCGGTAACTATCTGGCTAAACTGTTTCATCTTTCCCGCTTTATCAAACACTCCGTTGCCACCCAGTACATCCTTAAATGTTTTTTGAATCTGAAGTCTTGAGAGATCGGTAAACAGGGATTTTGTTAGGGTCGCCGCCTCTTCCGGGCTCTTTGTTTTTACGGTAAATAAAGCAAAGGCCTGGTTTGCGCTGTTGTAGTCCTGTGCAGCCCCTTTAGCAGCTCCGGCGAAGTCGCTTTGTACCTTAGCCAGCTGATCGTAGGTAACCAGAGCGGTACTCATTGTTTTGTGGCTGCTTTCCAGATATTTATTGACATCGTTTGTTGAAAATCCAAAGTTTGCCATTGCTTTTGCCGCTCCACGGATGGTTTCGTTAAAATCTGACTTAACATACTGGCTGAATTTCCCCACCTTTCCAACAATCGCTTCCGCAGCACTGCCATACTTCCCGGTTAATGACTGAACGTCGAACACTGCCCCCGCCGTTTTATCAGGGTCAAATCCTTTTTTGAAAGAGAAATCAAGAATTTCATTTTTTAAATCAGATATTTGCCGTTTGCTTTTGTCAAGGTTTAAGTTTTGTATATTTAAAAACGAGTTATCGAATTGCTCCGCCGCGGCAATCGCCTTTTTATATCCGATTCCCAAGGCAATCACCCCCGATATAAGCCTTACATAAGGGTTGCCTAATAATTCCATCGCTCTTCCAAAACCTGGGATTTCATCCTTCATTGCCTGGAATGCTTTTATGTGCGATAATTTAAGGTCTGCCAGTCGGTTTTTTATATCACGCACATTACTATTTACAACTTCTTTAGCTTTTGTAAATCCGGTTTTTAACCTTTCCTTCATTTCAAGAATTAACTGTACTTTTGCTTGTCCGTCCATAATTTTAAAAATATTTGTGTGTTTTTGTCGAAAACGTGAATTTTGATTGTATCTTTGCATCAGATCGGGATGCGTCCCGAACTTCCCCAAACGGCTAACCGGTTTTTCCTGTTAGCCGTTTGGCTTTTATGGTAATCCTAATAATTTTCTTGTGTATTTCATTGGTACTCCTGTTTTATTTATTATCCATACCTGATTGATATTAGCCGATTGCTTCATCTGCCCGCGCACAGCATCAATAATATCATTTTCATTCATTTTATCGGTAAGATGTAAAACGGCAACACCCGCCTGATTTTCCGCGCTTCTTATCCTGTTATGAATAGCTGTTTTTGTTGGTTTCGGGTGCTTTATTTCTGCAATAATTTTATTATCAATCAAAGCATCTGGATTTTTACCCTTTATAAAGTCTTTTGTCCCATAAATTTTTTCACGGATTTTATCATCATTCTTACCAAGTTCCGGCAATAACTTTACGTTATATCCTGCGTCGGCAAGCAACTTAGCCGTAGCTACATTATTTGCCATTTCCTCTATGCCGTGTAACAGGTGAACTTGTACAGTTTTGCCATTATCGGCTTTGTATACCGTATTATAAGCGGCATCGGCTGGTAAGGTCTGTAAGGATTGTCTTAACACATCAGCCGGTACCCCATCGTAATACGGATGTCCTGCCGGGAAAATCAGTCCTGATTGAGCCAGATTAGTACGGAACATGGGCGGGATAGGGACGTCCGGAATTTCTTTTGTTTCTTTGGCGTTGCTGTTTGGTAACTGGTTTGCGCTGCACCGGCAACCCCAGCCGTTGGGCGGGAAATGTGTAGCCCAGAAAGCATCATCCATTTTCTTTATTATACCTTCCAGGGCACGGTGAGTATCGCGCACGCGGGCATCACCCACGGTGCTATACTGAAGAAAGGGCATAATCTTTTTGTTAGCCTCAAACTCACTCCAGCGGGCGGCCATAGTAGCTGAACCAACAGCCTGGTTGTATTCCGTCCGTAACCAGGAAGAGTTATATTTTCCGTTAATTGCACCGGCGGCATCTTTAAAGTCGCCAAAACTCCTGAGTTTACCGTTTTCATCCTTTAAAGCCAGCGTCATGTCCCGCATCTGCTGATAATTCTTAGCGGCACTAAAGTTCCATACATCGCGGGTTAACCGGGTAAGCATTGCCGCATCCGGGGTATCCCAATCTATCTGCAGGAAATTTTTGCCGTAACCATCAAAAACCTGGCTTTGCAGAACAGAGCCTACCAGCTTCAGTATTCCGGCATCGGTAAGCCCGGCGGTACCATTCCATATTTCATCCAGTACCCTTTCCAGTTCCGTGGTAAGGTTCTGGGTAAAAGAAGCGGGTAAGTCAGCCTCAGCGGTGGGACGTAATCCACCACAGCAGGGACATGGCTCATATAGTTGTTGGGGGGCGGCTGTGGCCGTTGGGCCGTCCCCTATTGAAAATTTGCCGAAAAAGCGGCCTTTGGCTTCCCCGGTTCCGGGGTGGTTGGCGTTTTCTTCTTTCCTATAATTGGAAAGTTAAAGCGATTACTCACCCAGTCCGGATCAATTTCATAAGATTGTAACGCCTCGTTTACAATTTTCCAGTGATCGCTTATACCGATGCTTTCCGTGCGGTCAAACGCAAATACGCTGGTATCTGTAAACTTAAAACCCCAATTCCGTAGCAGCGGGATAAGTTTTCCATTAACGAAAAACTCTATCATCCGGCGGTCGCTTTCGGCTATCTTTTCATCAAGGGTGCGTTCATGAACTTCGCTTTGGCTCCGGGAACTCCCGTTGTCGATCACCATGGTGCCACCAAGGATATTTTTACTAATCTCGTCGTTAGCCAGGTTGATTTGTTCAAGAAAAACCTTATGAGGGTCTCCCTTTTGAACTGAGTCGTGTATGGTGATTTTAGTTCCTTCGGGTAATATTGCCTGTGCCGCCTGCCCAAGGTTTTTCATTCCCTTCTGGATTTTGTCTATTGTCAACTTATCCGTCCGGGTTGTTTCGGCAGATATCAGAGGAATGCCAAATCTTTCAGCAAAATCAGCCCATACCTGCTGGGCGTTACGCTTCCAGATTAATTGAGGAATTATATTATTCAATATCCCGTATTTACTACTGACGCTTTTTAGTTCAATTACGTTTTTTGCAAAAGCGGGGTCTGTGTAGTTAACTCCTTTGTTGCCTGCCACCTCAAAGTAAATCATTCCGGTTTGTGGCACACAGTTCCGGCGTGGGATAAGCTGCCAGGTGTTGGTGGTTGGATCGACAAGCTCCATGACAGTATAATAACGAAAAACACTATCCAGGAGATACTCCATCATGTTATACCACCATTCCGTTTGAAAATAGGCGGTTTGCTCAGGAATTTCCGTCCCGGATTTAGCGTCCTTAACCATTGATCGCCGCGACATCGTGGCTGCTTTCCGTATATTGATAACGGCAGCCAGGTGTCCATCCGTTAAAAGATTATCATACAAATCTTGCTGTAGGTACCAACGCGGATCGTCTATATCATCCGTGGCGTCCATAGATTCACGCCACTTTTTTATATCCGACCGGGTTTTGTCGGTAAATTCTTTAACTAACTGAACCATTATTCCACTTGCGCCCTGGCCAGAAGCTAATGAAACCGGATGTTTTTCCGTTTTGTAGAGACCCCACAGGTAACTTTTTGACTGTTGTATATTATTTATAATATCCATGTCTTATTTTGTTTTATAGAGTGCAACTTCTTGTAACTTTACCCAGTCTATTGTTATCATCTTCTGTTTTCTCATTTCTTTGAGTTGATGAGCTGAAAATACCTTTAGTTTCTTTTGCCAGCGAATAACATAATATTGCCGTTTTGTGGCTTTGTGGAGTGTGTTGGCTTTGTGCTTTGCGTAGCGAAAGCGGATTGTAAATAATAAGAATTTTATCATCGTTGAAATAGTATTTAAAAAGTTATTAAAACCGGTTGCTTTCTTTTGGTTGTTCGCTCCAGATACGTATGTCGCTTTCTTCCTCTCCACTTTCGTTTGTGAGGGCTGGCAGGTCGGCATTCTGTCCTTTTTGTACAGCAGTTAACCATTTGAGTGCGTCCCCATATCGCTCTTCGCGGGTTTTTGGGATATTGTTAGGGCCTTCCTTACTCCAGAGGTGGTATAAAGCAAGGTCGATTGTAATCATTACGATATACCGATCTCTATTATCTACATCTCCGGCAGGAGTAAATATTTTATTACAATCGTATCGCCCAGCAATATGGTTTCTGATCTGGGCGATTGCCATACCTTCCGCCTGAAGTAAATTAGTTCCTTCGGGGTCGATTATCTTCGCTATTTCGGAGCGAATTTGAACGTTGTAATCCGAATCTTTTAAAAATCTCATATCAAAATCTGTTTTTTGAATGGTTATACATATCTTCAATGGTGGTTATAATCGGGCCAAACTTATCCTCCCGGGTGGTTCGGTTGCATTCAGCGAAGCCACCCTCTAAAGCGTCGGGGCCATCTTTAGCCACGCCGCTACCTTTTTCAAAAGCAAGCATCTGATCGCGCAGCTCTATCTGATCATAATTGTTTTTTTCATCCTCATTGAAGAAACAATTACGTCGTTCCCAGAATGCTGCCATTGCCTCAATACGATCATCCTTATCCGCCTTTGGACGTTTATCGGCAACTACGGGAATGTAATAACCTCTTAAATCTCCTTCATTGTCAAAATCGTTCACAAAATCATCCATCGCAAACAACCCCTCAATGTGATATTTAATTGGATATTTTTCCAGCTTTTTATCTTCATACAGATCGTAAAGCCAGGAGGCGATCGCTGGCCTGGATGCTTGTCGCAAAAAGCCATGGATGACATAAAACTCTCTTCCTAATTTACCGACCAGCCACAACCCTTTAAAGCAGGCGTTTTCCTTATATGAAAGGTCTCCATAAAATACAAGAGCATCGAACTTGTCGAGCTTGGGTACCTTTTTCCACTGGAAATACTCATACTTGAATATTTTACCTTCCTCAACATGAATGTGCATGTATTCACGCATGAAGGAGCGATAGGGCATGTCCCGGAATTTTCTGCGCCAGTAGTCGGCTGATGCCTTTTCCGGCCACTCCGGTTCAAAGGTTTGTAAATCTTTTACGGCACAAACAGTAAGAATTTGAAAAGGTGATTTTTCGCCGTCTGTTTTCGCCTTTTGGACAGCGGTTTTGAAGTATATCTTCAGGCGGTTGGTGATACTCTTTTTGTGGGTGTTATTATTAGCGAACACAAAGCGTTCGGTTCCGCCTTCCATATTATCAAAGCAACCCCACACGTCTTCCGTAATGTAATCAACGGAATCAGTCATTAACCGCTCATTCTTAAAATGCTTGCGGTTGTCCACATCGTCTACAACAATATAATCAGGCCGCTCACTACCCTCACGGGCACCCCTTGGGTTCTGACCAAACCCCAGTGCCTGGAAGCGAACCCCATCTTTAGTAACAAAATCACCATTACTCCAATCACCGAACTGAAATTTTTCACCGTAGTCGTTTATTAGCCTCTTATTGTACTGTAACTGAACCTGGATACCTGAAAGGAGTTTTTTTGCCTTATCTTCGGTTTCCCCAATAAGGAGCATAAAATGCAGATCGTTCAGCGCAAACATCAGAAACAGGGGAATACCCATATCAATATGCACCGACTTCCCAGCTCCACGGAACAACTCAGCCAGCAGCCGGATTACCTTGTTTTTTATGATCAGGTTTGCCAGCTTGCGATGAAACCATGCTGATTTTACTTTCGCATAGTTAGGAAAGTAGTATTCAAACCAGGTTATGTAATCAGTTTCAAGCGTTTTTTTACGCTCATGTTTCTGCTTTTCCGACTCCCCGAGTTTTATCTCTGTTGCCCTGGAAACGGCAAGACAGTGTTTGTCAAAGTCGGCTAAAAGCTGCTGATATTTGTTTATAGCCATCTTACTGATAGTTACTTATAGCGTATTGTAAAAACATCTTTTCAAACTTTGTAAACTCATTTGCCTTAACCGGGTCAATATCTACAAGCCAGTTATTGAATGATATAAACACAGAGGAAATAACCCGCGGGTTAACCGTGCTGTCCAATTTGTCGATAGCAGCCATCACCTTACTGAGTGCATCGGCTTTTAGCGAAGGATCCTTTCCTTGAGCGATGCTAAGAGCTTCAGAAAGCAAAACTTCCCGAAGCTTAACAGGAGTTAATTCATTGAAAATTTTTCGTTCATCCCAGTTTTTTTCGCCGGTACGACCTTTTTTCCATTTAATCAGGCTCTGCTCACTCACATCCCAATCGGCGGCTATCTGTTTGAGGCTATAACCCTTATTTATGTATAAATCTTCAGCTTGTCCGCGGATACGATCCAGTTCTGCACGCGTCCACTTTTTTTTATCTGCCGCTTTTTTTGCCATTGTCTTTACCTTTTAAATGCAAAGTTGGTTTCTCTGCCGGTTTTGATAAAATAAAAAAGACATGAACGCAGTGAAACCTGTAAAAAATGCAGTGAAAACCGTCATCATGTCTTTTCGATTTGCAGGATATTTTCCGCCGCGCCAACTTTGCATCTGCAACGAGAAAAACTCAACCTGTTTTTAAAACAAAATGTATGTAAATGTTTAAAGTAGAAAAGTTATCGGATAAGGCAGTATTAACAGTGTATGGCTATGTGGGAGGTTACTACATGGATATGCGTGCTGTTAATTCTGCCATTTCTGATATTCAGCAATCAGGTTATAAACAACTTGATTTTCACATGCACACTTATGGCGGATCGGTTATCGACGGTAATCTGATTTATAATTTCCTTGCCGGGTTTTCCGGGAATGTTGACATTTATATCGATGGAATTGCCGCTTCGATGGGTAGTATCATTATGCTCGCCGGTAAGAATAAACCTCAAATTGCTGAAAATGGATTTATAATGATTCATTCCCCGTCAGGTTATGCTGAGGGTACGGTGGCTGATCTTAATTCTTGCGCTGATTTGCTTTCTATGATGGAGAAAAACTTCAGGCAAAAACTTATATCTGTAACGGGTAAAAGTGAGGATGATATTAACGCCCTATTTGATGGAACAGATCACTGGTTTGATGCCGACAAAGCTATCGCCTTTGGCCTTGCCTCTGGTAAGTTCTCTGCTAAAGTACAAGATTTAGCTGCCATAAACACTACTGAAGCTTCACAGCTTGGCGCAAAGGCGGTTTTTGATCGCTTTAGTGCCCTAACTCAAAATATGTTAAACCAACCCCCAAAAAATAAAATGGACAAAAAAACAATCATTACAAGGTATAAGCTTACTAATGTAACTGAAGCCAATACCGAGGAGGAAATTTACGCCGCTATCGACGCTAAACTTTCTTCAGCTACTACAGCAGCCACAACTGCTGAGCAAAACGCCGCTGACGTGGTTAAAACTGCTATTACCGCCGCCGTAGACCAGGCAATACTTGATAAGAAAATTACAAAAGAACTCCGGGATTCATATATCGCCCGTGGTGAAAAACTTGGTCTCGCCGATCTGAACGCTGTATTTGCTGACATGCATCCCTATCAGCCAATTTCGGGTAAAATTGTTGGAACCGCCGGTGGTGAAAAGGTAGCCGAAGACCGTAAAGGCTGGACGTGGAACGACTATCAGGCCAAAGCCGCTGACGAACTGGAAGCAATGCCTCAAACAAATCCGGATTTATTCATAGCTCTTTACAAAGCTGAATACAAAACCGAACCGGAATTGTAATTAACAATTTGATAACTAACATTTTTAAAAAACCATGAAAACAAAATTCATCTTCTCTTTTCTGATCGCCATGCTGATGAGTGTGGCTGCCGGCGTTGGTATAGCCCATGCCGCTTCCCTGCCGGTGTTGCCGGTTGTTGCAGTTCTTTCCGCCTGTTCTTTTATTCCATTTCCACAATCAGGAATTACTCTTGCGGGTGTCTACCAGGAGGTGTGGACTAAGGAAGTTATTAAATCCTTTACCGCATACCTTAAAAATACTTTTCTGGAGGGAATTAAAGATTATTCACGATATGTGAGTAATGTTGGAGATGAGGCACAGGCAATACATTTAATTTACCTTGGCGTCCGTCCTGATGTTCTGATTAATAATACGACTTATCCTATTCCTATTCAAGATTTGCCGCCAGAAGATGTGGTAATTGCTCTTGATAAATATCAGACTAAAGCAACTCCTATTACTGATGATGAATTATATGCGCTGACTTATGATAAGATAGCTACAGCGAAGGATTTACACGCTGAGGCAATAGCTTCTAATCAGACATTAAAGGCAATACATGCTTTAGCACCAGGATCGAATACTGCTAAGATGCCCGTCATATTAACCACTGGTTCCGATGATGGAACGGGTAGAAAAATGCTGACATGGGGAGATATTTTGAGTTTAAAAAGGGAAGTTGACAAAACTGATCCATCAGGTGCAGGTCGTAGACTTGTGCTTTGCACAGATCATTTAAATGATCTATTATTAAGTGCACAGACTTTTAAAGATCAATTTTACAATCGTGCTGATGGAAGTATTTATAACCAGCTTGGTTTTGAATTCTACGACTACAATGGTAATCCATATTTCAATCCATCCACAAAGACTAAGCTCAGTTTTGGCGCTATTCCATCTGCAACCGATCATAGGGCATCTATCTATTTCAACATGTCGCGGGCAGCAAAAGCAACTGGTTGGACAAAAATGTATTGGTCTCAAGCTAATACAGACCCGCTATATCAGCGTAATTTACTCAACTTCCGCAACAATTTCATTGTGCTTCCTACTTATGAAGAGGGTCGTGGAGCTATTGTATCTGATAACGTATAAGTAATGTTTGTTTAATTTAACACTATAAAAATGAAACGATTAATTCTATTATTGTTTTTTGCCGCAGGTACCTTTTTTCTATCTGCGCAGACCGTGAATGTGAGGTTTAACCCCACAGAAACATTCCGAACCTTTAGCGCCGTTACGGCAGCTGATACCGTAAATGGTACCGCAGAACTGGGTAAGGTATTCTTTGTAAACAAAGGATATAAATATACTTACATGTGCCAGGCTTCGGCTACACGGGTATCAGCCTCCGGACAGGTGAATTTTATCCTGTATGGTAGTATGGATGGAACGAAATATTATACGGTTACTACAATACCCTGGTATATGACAACTGCTGATACTGCGGTAATGTTTAACTCAAATACCACTTATGTAGCCTGGCGATACCTGAAGACTTCAATAAAAGGCGCCAGTTCCGGCACCCGAGCGAAGTTGGGAAACCTTTATCTGAATGTAAATAAATAAGCAAAGAAAAGTTTAATGTTAAAATTCCGGCCTGGGAAACCGGTGCCGGAATTTTTTTAAAAAAACATATTATGGTAAAAGAAAAAAACATTCCTGATCCGGATGTTTCCGAACAGGAAAAAAACACAGAAACCCAGGGAGCCACGGCCCCAGCAGAAACCCCGACCTCAGAAGCTGACGAAACCCCTAAAACTCCCGATGCTCCATCTAACGAACCCCCAGAGGATTCAGTTGACGAGACTTCGGCTGATGAAACTCCTAAGGAAACCCCTAAAACTCGAAGGATGCCGGTAAAACCTCTTTCTAAACCTGAAATCAAATCAGTGAAGGAAGAACTTGCAATAATGGATCGACTCAAAATAGATACCATGTACAAAAACTCCAAAGGAGAATATTTCACCCAGGAGGGACTTGCAGTGTATAGCGAAGGCGGTAAAAAAGACAATGTGTCCACTATATGTAAAGCTGATTTAGAAACGATTATTAAATCATTGAGCGATGCCGATTAGAGGATTTGAACTATCAAAAGGCGCTGTAGGTGTAAGCACAAGCGATTCTGAAGATAATATCTGCATGTTGCTCGTTAACGCTGATGGGCCTAAAGCCGGCGAAACATTCACGGATGGTAAGGTATATCCACTTACTAAACTGAAAGATGCTGAGACGTTAGGTATCACCGAGCTTTATGATAAGAATAATAATGTCCGCCTATGGCGTCATATTTCAGAATTCTACCGCATGGCTGGCGAAGGCACAAAGCTTTATTTGCTAATCGCTTCAAAAGATAAGACGCCTAAGCAAATGATTGAAACCTATGGTCAGCAAATGATTATTGCTGCCAAAGGTGCCGCTTACTATATGGGTGTGGCTTACAATCCTCTTGCTGCTTACGCTCCTACCTACGTGGATGGGCTTGAACAGAATATCCGTGAAGCTATCGCCCCTGCTCAGGCTCTGCATGAATGGAGTTGGAATACCGATCGCCCGATTAATATTTTTCTTGAAGGTCGTGGCTTTAATGCCGCTACCGGCGCAGCCGCTTTAGATCTTCGTAACATCATGGATGGAGCCGCCCTCTTAGCTGCTACACACGTGAGTTTGTGCATCGGGCAGGATTGGGATTATGCAGATACCCTCACTGGTGAATCTCAGAAATTTGCCGACGTGGGCACTATGTTGGGCACTAAAGCCGCTATTTCTGTTAACAGGAATATTGGTGAAGTGGAGAGTTTAGATATTAGCTCTGCCACAAAAAGCCGCTGGCTTACTGCCGGGCTATCTAATCATAAAACCATCGAGGAGATGGATTCTGAGCTGTCCGATCTGGATGGTAAGGGTTACGTCTTTGGAATGAGTTATACCGGCATTACCGGAATACGCTGGAATGGCGATCATGTCTGTGCTCCTATCATTGTGGATGACGATGGCTTTATTTCAGTTAGTTCCATCGGACATGGCGCAACCCTCAACAAAGGTGCCCGTATGCTTCGTAAAAAGCTGTTGCCAAAGCTAAAATCTACCGTGCCGGTTGACTCTACTACCGGCTTCTTGCCAACCGGTATTATTAAATATTTTGAAAATTTAGGTGATCAAGCATTTGATAATATGGGCAATGAAATTAGTGCCGGAAAAACTATTGTTGACCCTAAATCGACTCTTCTAACCGGAGATAAATCCCTTAACGTTGATTTTATTTTGATTCCTACATTTTCAATCCTGAAAATTAAGGGAACGCTTAACCTTAAAACTAAACTGTAATGCCAGTAATTAACAGAAACGGAAAAGCGTACGACAGCGGAGACGTTGCCGTAACAATATTTGGAAGAAATGATTACGAAGTAACCGAAATTTCTTACAACACCGAACAGGAGCACCAGCCCAATCACAGCCTTGGCAGCAACGATGCAACTTCTTATTCGATGGGGAAAAAAACAAATTCGGCAACGATTACTTTTCGCCTTGCTTCGATGTCAGTAATCGAAAAGGCTGCAGCTGGTAATATCCTTAGGATAAAACCATTTCCAATCAATGTTACATTGCTGAATGAGGATAACGATATCATCAATGATACTATTACGGCAAAATTTCAAAACCAGGGCCGTGACATTGGCGGTGATATGGATTTGAAAAAGCAATGCACATTATTTGTATTAGGTATTGATTTTAATAACGCTTAATTAAAAGCTATGAAAAAAGAAACAGTAGAATTACCGGCAGGAGTAACTTCGGAAATGGTCGCCGCATGGAAAGAACGTTATGGTGAAAACAAAGTGAAGCAGGCTCTGCTTCCATTAACGGAAGACTGCAACGATTATTTGTCTGTAATCGTCCGGGCTCCCGGTCGGAAAGAAGCCTCGGAATTTGAAAAGTGGATCGATAAAAATCCCGACAAAGCAAAGGAAATTCTTGTCAATACCTGTCTTTTAACGAATAAAGATGAAGTGAAGACAAACGAATACCTGTTCTTTGGTGCCGCTGATGCTATCATGAACCTCTTACAAGTACCGAAAGCGATCATAAAAAACTTATAGAGGGCTATCCCTCTATTGACGTAGTCGAGGATGAGGATAGCCTGACGAGACAGGATGCTAATTTTATAAGACGCGGGGATGCGATGATAAGTTATTTTCTGAACATCCCCTTTCCTGAAAATTTAGACGATGACACCTGGATGGAAAAGTTCCGGCAGGTTGAATGGCTTTCAGAAATGGGAATATTAGGAATTAAAAAGAAAAATGCCTCAAGTTAACATAAATACGATTTTAGCCCGCTACCAGAGCGGGTTTGGTTATGTGGCCGGCAACGTCGCCTCTGTGGTGGCCAACCGGCTATGGGCTAAATTTGTTAACATGCCCTTATATGCTGAGCGTCTTGATGGGGGGACATCTAATGAAAGCATTGATCTTTTTCCCGTAACTGATATTCATTTTGCCGAAGCTGAGTTTAAAAACTCAAAATCCGGGAATAAATACAACTTCGGAACCGATATTGTTAGCTATGGAATTGGTAAAAAATTTCTTGCTCCACCTTTAATGCTCTCGTTCACCAGGGATAAAAATGTCTGTCGTACACCTATTGATAAGTCCGAAATAGAGGTGATTGAACATTTTGGATTAAAGCCTTGGTCAATTAAAATACAGGGAATTATTGTGGATATAGACAATCACCAATACCCTGGCGATTTATTACATGTAATAAATAATATGTTTTTAGAGTGGGGGACTTTTGCTGTTACCGGATCGATATTTAACGACCTTGATATCTGTGAGGTTTTTTTTGATTCCGGGTTTGAAGTCAGTTTTGTAGAAGGATATGCCGACACGGTTAAGTTTTCGGTAAATGCTATCAGCACAACACCTATTGAAATTTCAAAAGTAAATTTAAACTAATGTTTACATACGCCGAACCCTGTGCACGTATTAGAATTGGTAGTGATACTGAATTCTTAGAATTCAACTCCGTCAACAAAATTGTGATTGATGAGAGTGTGAAGGAGCTTGGCAATAAAGCAACCATTACCCTGCCAAAAAATTACGAAAAACTGGAGGGTAAAAGCCTGCTTGATTTACTAAAAACAGGCGATAAGGTAAAAATATGGTTAGGGTATGATGGACAGCTAAATCAGGAATTTTCCGGCTACCTGCAGGAGATCGAAAGCGAAGCGCCGCTTGTACTTCATGCTGATGATGAATTCTATCCGATGAAGCGTAACAATTTTACAAAGGCGTGGAAGTCAATTACCCTTAAGGATTTGTTAAAATATATCGCTCCTGATTTTAAAATCAGTTGTCCTGATGTAAACTTAGGCTCTTTTCAGATTTCTGGCGCATCTACTTATAAAGTTTTACTTGCTATACAGGAACAATATGGCTTTTATACAAGTCTCCGCTCTGGGGTACTTACTTGTTTGTGGCCCTTTAAAATTGGAATGTCGGAAACGATTCACACATATACTTTTTTCACACAAACTGTGAAAAAAAGTAATTTAAAATATCATCGTGTTGAAGATGTAAAGGTGCATGTGCGCGCAACCTCGAGTCTCAGAACCGGCAAAAAGTCCATTAAATATGAAACCGGAAACAGGGAGCACGAATCAAGCCTTTATGAGATAAAGATTCCGGGCGCCACCATGGCAGAACTTAAAAAGTTTGCTGATGCTAAGTATAACCAGCTATGTTTTGATGGTTATTCCGGCTCAATTACAGGTTTTGGGATTCCATGTACACATGCAGGAGATACTTTAAAACTGGTAAACTCGGAAGAAAAAGACAAGGAGGGTAATTATCTGATTGAATCTGTAAAAATCACCTACGATGTTAACTCGCCTATTTTTGATCGTGAGAACTTTTTAAGCTTCAAAGTATGAGTGGAGAATCAATGGCCGCATTAGCGCAAAAGGCGATAGAAAAAGTAAAAAAAGGCAAAAATCTTCCTGTTATAAGTGAAGGTGTTGTTACTTCCGTTGACCGCGACACTCGAACCTGTGAAGTTGAACGAGAGGGCGCTCCACAGCTTTATGATGTACGCCTGAACGCCTTCCTGGAATCAGGAAACGATGTAATAACGGTATATCCCAAAAAAGGGAGCAAGGTGTTGTGTACAACGATAGAGGGTGATCAGGCAGATGCCTATATTTTAGATTGCACAGACATTGAAGAAATATCCGGGCAAATTGGAGATGTAAAAATAAAGATGACCACTGACGGAATTGTCTTTAATGAAGGTAAAATAGGTGGGATGGTAAAGGCTAATGAGTTAAAAACTCAGCTTGACAAGCTGACTAAGCGTGTAGATGATCTCATCAATGCTTTGAAGTCAACAACTCCTGATAGCGCAGGTGGAACATTTAAAGCGAGCTTAACACCTTTACTGTCGTTAATTATCAATAAAGAAGATTTTTCAAAAATCGAAAACGATAAAGTAAAACATTGATATGGCTACAGAACTAAGAACCGATATAATGCTTGATGATGACGGCGATTTGGCTGTTTCGGCTGATGGTGATTTTGTAGTCGGAAATAGTGACGAGCAGAATGTAGAGCTTTTATTAGTCGCTACCCCGGGGCAATTTAAGCAATACCCCGGGATAGGGATAGGATTAGAATATGAGCTAAAAAAACAGGATAACAATGCCGCTTCAATTAAGCGACGGGCGCAGGTTAATCTGACGGCTGACGGGTATAAACTTAAAGATATCTCACTTGATAAGACAGGTAATTTTAATATCGACTTTGACATAAACTATTAACAATGAAAGAAAACCTTTTATCAATAATGTGCGGCTGGATAGTGTCTGTTTTCGGCATGATCACCGGAATGATATGCTTTAATACGCTGCTTGAGGTAGTTGTTTACGGAGCCGCCGGAGGAGCAGCGGGGTATATGGGTAAAATCATTATTTCTTCCATTCACAGAAAAATTAAAAAATTATGCTCAAAATAAGCGACCATATCACTTACGCTGAGGCTACGAAAAGCCAAACTGCGGTAAGGTACAACCTTAAAAATATTCCCAATCAGGAACAGCTCGCAAATATGGAATTAACGGCTGAAAAGATATTTGAGCCGGTAAGGGAGCATTTTGATGTTCCTATCGCTGCCACTTCCTTTTTTCGCGCACCAGCTGTAAATGCCGCCGCCGGTGGCGCAAGAAACTCGCAGCATAGTACCGGCCAGGCTATGGATATCGATGCTGACGTATACGGAAAAATAACAAATAAACAGGTTTTTGACTATATACGCGAAAACCTCGAATTCGACCAACTTATATGGGAGTTTGGTGATGATAAAAACCCGGCATGGGTTCATGCAAGTTTCAGCAAAACTGGCAATCGTAGGCAGGTTTTAAAATCGTTGAAACAAAATTATAAAACCATTTATATTTCATTTAAATGAAAGATTTTTTAAAAAAACTGGTAAGTGTATCCGACGAGGTTAGCCACAAGCGGGTGATCTCTGTCGCTTCTTTTTTAGTGTTAGTCGGAATGGTAATTGCAAAATTCTTCAATTTACCGCTTGACAACACTTTAATATATGTTTTTGCCAGCCTGGCCGGCGGTGAAAGTGTGTTAACTGTAATTGACAATTTAAAGGGAAAATCATGAAAAACCTTATAAAAATACTTACAATAATTATTCTGTTTTCTGCCTGCTCAACTACAAAACAGGTAAACAGACAGATAACAAAAGAAGAAAAACGGCTTACTACCGACTCCACTGCTGTGAGTAAGAAACAAACATTTGAGTCTACTCAAAAGACAGATAGCTCAACTATAACAATAACTGAGCATATCGAAACCAACTACTATCAAATTCCTGACACCGGGAAAACGATACCGGTATCTCAAAAACAAGTTCCTGATGTCAATAAAATGATACCAGTATCTCAAAAAATAGACAGAAAAATAGTTGAGAAAAAAGCTATTAAGGAACAGTCTACTAAAACCGAGACAGAAAACAGTAATGTTAATTTAAATAAAAAAGCTACTGATAATCAAAATAAAAAAGAAGTTACAAAGGATGTCAAGCGACCGTTTGTGCCCTGGTGGGTGTATGTAATACTTATTGTTATTGCCGCCGCTTTATTGTATATCTATAAAAACAAAATAGTATTTATTATCAGAGAATTAATCTGGCTGTTAAAATAATGCAAGTAAAAAACATACATATCACCCCTGGTCAAAACCTTTTCGACATCGCCATACGAGAGTACGGCAGCGTTGAAGGGGTATTTTTAGTCATGCTCGCCAATACTGACAAAATCCAGAGTATTACTGATGATCTGGTGCCGGGGCAGTCATTAACCATCTGGCCGCTGAAGATCGTACAAGACGTCGTAGCTCAAGAGGAATCTTTGTCCAGCTACTTGCCTGTTTTAATGCAGTGGGCTGCCGCGATCGGTAGTCAGGCTGGCAGTGGAACCGGCAGCGGTAGCAACCTGAACGACGCGGATTATGTCCACGTTAGAGGTGATGAAATAATAGCAGGTATTAAAACCTACCTGCAGGAATTAAAAGTAAACCAGCTCGAAGAGGCTGGCACGGAAGGAATCAACATTGAAGGCGTCAATATTGATGATGGTGTCATCGACCTTGGAACCTTCTGATTTTAAAATATAAACCAAAAATAACAAACCAAAAAACTTTGAAATGGCAACAATAAAAATTAAGCGCGGCCTTGCCGCAAACCTTCCCTCAACGGGATTAAACCCTGGCGAATTTTTGTTCGCTACGGATACCGGCGATTTGTACATCTGTCAAACCGCGACAACAAAAATCCTCTTAGGTAAATACAGCGACCTGAGTAATTACCTGCTGAAAAGCGACAATCTTGCGGGGTTAAGCGATAAAGCGGCTGCACGGACAAACCTTTCAGTTTACAGCAAGGTTGAAGTTGACCAGTTGATCGCCGGACTGCGATGGAAAGACCCGGTAAAAGCTGTAGCAACTGCAAACATCACCCTTTCGGCAGCGCAGACAGTAGATGGTGTCGCTTTAGTTGTCGGAGATCGCGTATTGGTAGTTGGACAAACAGACGCCAAAACAAATGGTATCTACGTCGTAGCTGCCGGCGCCTGGGCTCGTTCCGCGGATGCCGACAGTGCAGCTGAACTCCTGAACGCAGCTTGTTTTGTATCGGGTGGCACCGCTAAAGGCGATACCGCCTGGGTGTGTACTACTGATAGCATCGCGCTTGGAACATCTAACTTAACATTTGTTCAATTTGCTGGTACCAGTACTTATATTGCCGGATTCGGAATTGATGTAAATGGCAATCAATTCGATCTTAACCTGGAGGATTTGACGGCAGGTACCAGCTTTGACACTGGAGATTCTTTAGTTTTTATCGATTCGTCTGCGACAGGCACGGCTCGTATGAAGTTAATTACAAAAGCTAACTTCCTTTCCACTGTAGGTATAGTGTCAGATACATATAAAGTCAAAGCGTTTGGCACAGACGTGGAAGGTTGGCTTGCTGATAAAATTATAGTTAATACCGCTAAAACGGGGTTGACTATAAGCGGGTCAGCATCTCAGATATTAATCGGACTTGACTTATCTTTACTTAGCACGGTTACAACTTTTGATCCTGTGAACGACTTTTTAATCGCATCTTCCTCCGCTGGCGCAAACGAAAAGATTAATATAAACAATGCGCTTGCAGGAGCCACAGTAGACGGAGGAACTTTTTAATTTTCATCTTAAATGACTTTAATAAGGCATAAAATATCGACCACAGACGGCCACTTTCCCACTGCCGCGCAGTTGCAGCCGGGAGAATTGGCTGTTAATGTTTGTAATGGATTTATTTTCTTGAAAAAGGTTGTTGGTACCACTGAAAGTATAGTGATTTTTAAAGACTTTGAATCAATGTACACAGAAATCAACTCGATTCTTTGGCCAGCCTTTACTTATCAAACCCTTCCAGATACATCAACAGGAACAGTTGTATGCGCTTGTGCTAATAGTCAGCTTCCTCAATTCTTTATTGCTTTATCCACTACATACTCAACGTTGCAAATTACACAAATAAATGAAGGTGCTGGCACTACTGGTTTGTTATTTATTGATCCGTCTGCCTATAAGCTACGTCCCCCTATCGACATGTCAGGATATTTATTGATGTCTGATGATGTTTGGGTTTGGGATAATTGGAATTATACAGCAAAATCTGTTGTTGAATACACAACTGGCCCGCCGGCGTTCGCCACCTTCACTTGCACACATCACGGCTATGTGACAGGAAGTTATGTTAAAATAACGGGGTATTCAGGAAATAAGAGTTCGTATAACGGCGTACATAAGTTAACATCTGTCGATTTGAACACATTCCGTATTGATGTGGCTTATCAGGTAAGTGGAACGGCCAGTTCTCCTACCGCTATCGCTCAGGAGAAAATTTTTGCCATTAGCAACTCTTACACGTATATATACGAATTTTATTATAGTATTGAAACGGGAGATTTGTATATCACTTTTAAAAATAAGGTAAAAAGATACTAAATGGCCAGGAGTGTAAATACTATATTTAACAGCATTTTAGCCGCGAAAGAGGCAAACGCAGACTTAGCTGTAATAAACACAAGCAGCAAAACGTCGATTTACCGACTGTGGGCGTGGATTACGGCAACTGCTATGTTTACCGTTGAGACTTTTTTCGATCTACTACCTGCCGAACTTAAAGGTATTTTGGCATCACAAAAATCAGCAAGGTTACTGTGGTATAGATGGATTGCTATGCAATTTCAATTTGGAGATGCATTACAGGTGTCTGATTACGGAGCCGTTTCTTATAGTAATATTGATACAACCAAGCAAATTATTAAGCAGTGTAATGCTGTCGAAAGTGGAGATGGTATTATTTTAAAAATCGCAACTATTGACACAAATAATGCATTGTGTCCTCTTTCTACGGAGCAACTTAACGCCTTTTCTGTATATATTGCTAAAGTAAAGATTGCCGGAACTCACGTTTTTATCCGTAACCGCCAGGCGGATAAAATAAAAATCGCCGGCATTGTATATTTTAATCCATTAATCATGCGTCCAGACGGAACGTTGATTAGTGATAATAGCCGACCTGTTGATAATGTAAGCACTGATTTTTTACGTAATTTATTATTTGATGGATTATTACGCCGTACAGACATTATTTCGACCGTTAAAACGGCAACCGGGGTAGTTGATTTTAAACTAATTGATTTACAATGTTGTACTAATGATTCTGGCGAATATAATGAGATAGATGTAAGTTATTTACCAGAATCTGGTTATTTTAAAATTGATGATTTGTTTCCATTAGCAACAACTATTACATATCAAAGCGATGTATCTTATTAATTTTTCCAAACTGGTAAATAATCTCCTTCCCGCTATTCTGCGTAAAAAAAGAATGAGGGCATGGATTGAATGCCTTGTTTATCCATTACAAGACTTACATAATAGCTTCGTAAAATTAAGGGAAGAATTGATATTAGAGGCAACGGCTACTCCACAGGTAGCATCACTTGAATTTATAATTAACAAAATACTATTTAATGGTAGAAACGATTGTTTTATTAGCGATAATGATCATGCTGCCCGTATATTAATATATAATCGCAATGAAGAAAAACGACCTACTGTATTAATATATAATCGCAGCGAGGGAATCGCTCCCGTTCCTCCTATATGTATATTTAATCGTAACGAACCACGTGAGCATGATTTTAATATTCATGTTCCAGGCCCACTTTCTTCAGATAAGCGAGATCAGATAATTAAACTTGCCAATAAATATCGTGCAGCGGGCTTTTTTTTCAAAATACTTGAATATGAACCAACAAAAACAGAATAAAAATGAATAGGCTATTAACCGAATATACCGAAGGATATTATCTATACATCACCGACTTGAGGTGGATGGATAATGCTTATCGTCTCGCTTTTACGGATATATTGAAAGGAATCTCTGCAAATACTAATTTTCAGGATTTTATTATATATGGCTGTGAGCTAACCTATCATAATACACAGACTCCATATTATTCCGTTAACGAGGGTGCTATTTTTCATTCAGGAGAGATTTTTCATGTTTATCCACACAACTTCATTGACCTTGTGAATCAAGAGCCATATGTTGTTTTTCCTGCTAATCTTTTCGATCCGGAAGGAAGTGCTTTAATGGGTAATGGGCTTACTAAAGACTTGTATCAAATTCGTAAAGCAATCTTTATTGAATCCATCACGCCTCCTACCGATGAAAATATTAACTATGAGGATTTGGTCACGCTTCAGTATATTCTCAACCAACACACACACTCACAGTATGCTCTTAAAGCGCAGGAGTTGTGGCATAATGTCGGAGAAGCCGGGGTCTTATTTGAAGCCAGATGGTCTAATGTTTCATCTTTGTATAATCCATTATCTTTTATGAAAGATAATTTGGGGTTTATTCACTTAAGAGGTGCTGTTGCGGCTTCAGCATATGAATTAGATCAATACAATCTTATAGCAACATTACCCGCCGGATATAGGCCGTCAAAAAAGGAACATAGAGTTGTGTACGCTTCTAATGTACGAGATGAGCAATCTGTTAATAGAATAGAAGAACCACATATTGTATTAATACTGCCAGATGGAGGAATTTGGTTTCATCATAATTCAGCTAAGATAGATGTTCCTGAAAATATTGACCTTGGGCATATAATATTCACATAAGGCTGTTAAGATACCCCGCCGCTATGTAGCAGGTCTCAAGCTGCTACATAGTAAAGGTGCACGAACACCACGACGAAGGCATAAGCCTTTTCCGGTGTTCGTGCACCTTTTTTTATTACTAAAATTGAGACTCGCAAAAATAACAATTAAATGAAAACAGAAACAATAAAAATGAAGACGCCTATCAGTTATTATGGTGGCAAGCAAACTTTATGCAGCCGTATAGCTGCTTTAATTCCAGAACACAGTCTTTACTGTGAACCCTTTTTCGGCGGCGGCGCTGTGTTTTTTGTCAAGCCTAAAGAGGTTAGTAAAGTAGAAGTGATTAACGATACCAATAAGGAGTTGATTAACTTCTATAAAGTAGTTCAGAATGATTTTATAAGCCTTGAAAAAGAGGTGAGGATAACGCTTCACTCAAGAGATTTACACCGTAAAGCAAGCGTGATTTATAACAATCCGGACATGTTCAGCGAAGTAAAAAGAGCTTGGGCGGTGTGGGTATTAGCCACCCAAAGCTTCGCTTCGATAGTTGATGGCTCCTGGGGTTATGATATCAACACCCGGTGCACCTCAAAGAAGATTATGAATAAGAGGGATAGTTTTACCGAAGAGTACGCTATACGCCTTCAGGATGTACAAATTGAGTGTACAGACGCTATCCGGATTATCACCAGCCGTGATACTGAGCAATCCTTCTTTTACTGCGATCCACCGTATTTTCAGGCCAATATGGGGCACTATGCCGGGTACACCTTAAAAGATTTTGAAACGCTATTGCAATGCCTTTTAAATATCAAAGGAAAATTCATCTTATCATCTTATCCATCGCCCATTTTAGAAGAGTATGTAAAGAAAGGGGATTGGAGCCAAAAAACATTTGAGATGAGCGTGAGTGTTGCTAAGGTAAACCGGCCAAAAAAGACAGAGGTGTTAACCGCAAACTTTTCGATTTAAAACGTGCGTGTGCAAAAATATTTATACTTTTGGTTTTAAAAAAGTACTACATTTCGTTTTTGCGATTATAAATAAGGCATACCTGCTTTTACAATAGGTGATTTGTTTATTAAATATTTGTTTTGACGAAACTTTATTCAATGATTTGGATGAGTTCTCAAGTTGGTCAAATAAACTGGAAAAGTTAATGATATTTGTTGAAGGAGTAATAGCCCTTTCCAGTTTATATTTTTTGGAAAGGAGATGGGTAGTTACGCTGTCTATTAACTTTTGGTTTTCTTTTGCTAATGTCAAGTTGGTGTATTCCGTTTCAAAGCTTTTAGCAACAATTTGAACTACTGGGTTTATTAAAGTTAATGTGTCGACTCCTTTTTTTACTTTTTTGAATTCAGGAGAATATTTCTCGGGAATAAAAGCTGTCAAAAAGAGAAATAGAATTCCAAATAAAATGGCTCCGTAATGATTAATTAAATGATTTTTCATGGCTTTGTCTGTCGTTATCTTTAACTTGCTGCTAACAATTGCAAAACCACCATCATGGTGGTTATTTTGTAAATAATTATTGTTTTCCGTCCACAA